CTTTTTACTAAGATTTTAATTGCCATAGGTTTAATCCTCCTTAAATAATCCACCATCAACAGTATCATTTGTTATTACATTTTTAGCATCTTCAGATAGATTTCTTCCATCCACAAAGTTGCCTTTGATATCATTGATAGTATTTTTCATTTCTTCATTTACTTCTTTTTGATTGAGTTTCATTCCACTCATACTTTCAGTTGTTTTGTTAGTGAGTGGGGTTTCTTTTGTATTTTGATAAACAAAATAATCAGCTTCCCACTTACCGCTCCCTTGATAAACTGCTCTATCCTTTCCTGTATTTAGTTTCACTCCATTTATTACCAAAGGAAACTCACTACTTGGATGACCTCTTACAAAGTCACCAATTAGTAGCGGTGTTCCATCCTGCCTTTCAGTAGGAAAAGAACTCGTAACATAACCTAAAAAAATAGAAGGTGTCCCTCCTATAATTTCAGTTACATACTGTTTTACTGCTCCAAATGCTACACTACCATTCATACTCTATACCTCTTTTCTGATATTCTTTTAAATGCATAAATTTTTATTGCTGGTGGCTGAACTGTGTCTGACTTACCATAAATCTCATTACTTTTACTTGCATCAATTTCAAATCCTGTGCTAACACCACTGGTCGCTCCATTTGATGATGCCCAATATCTTTTATTGCCTGTTCCCTTTTCTTTAATTGCTCCATTAGCAGTAAACCATCCACCACTACTTCCACCACCGACAAGTGTCAAATCGCCTTTGACATTTGGTAGTCCTGCATCAACTAACTCGCCACCATCGTTTTTTGTTGTAGTCCATAAAACTCTGCCATCTTCAATTAACTCCCACTTGCCACCCATAAATGTTTCAGGCGATACCTTATTAATTGATAAATAAATAGAGCCTACTGGATACACAAAATCAATTATTACTTCTGCGATTTTTTTATCAGTATAACTCTTGCCTGCTCCATATGATGCACTACCATTCATACTTACCTCTCACACCAGTGACCATTAAATGCGACACAATACTTCACAACTTTTCTTGGACTCTGTTCCTCATCTATTACTTGAAGCTCATCTCCATCATCGCAAGTTGTTTCTTGGTCATTAAGTGCATTGTATTCAGTTAGACTCATATAAAAACTTTGAAATTTATCACTCTTCATAATCCCTCCTAAGAAATTCTATTCTCACAAACAATAGGTATTGATACACCATTTATACTAAATGAATTAAAAGTTATTTTACTTGTAATGTTTTGTGAGCCTGATTGTCTTCCAGCACCAATATAACCAAATGCCAGTCCTTCAGGTATTGTATTATTCTCATTAAATGTTTTAGTTACTGTACTACTTGTTGATGCAGAGCAATTTGCTATCTCGCCACCAAACAAATCATTAAAAGCATAACCATATGATGAAGTTGATGTGCTACCTCTATAAAATACATAACCAGTTGCACTTAGTGAATATTTTATAATTGAAGCATCAAATTTTCGGTATGCACCACAAAGGCTATCAATATCGTAATAACCGTAGTTGTTGTTATAGCTTTTGAACTTAATATCTGCACCAACCATCACCCATATGCTCGAATTATTACGATTTGATATTGTTTGAATGTAGTTGCTACCAACTGTTAGGCTTCCATATCCACTAAGTCCTGCGATTGTTGATTCATCAGCATTTGTCATAGTTGGTGTAGATTTATCAAGAAACAAGAATCGTGGATACACTATAATTTTTTCTATCGCCTCTGCAATATCATAAAACTTCTTAACAGTCCCATTGTCATTTACATAACCAAACCACACAGGGCGATTACTATGATTTAAAAATCCCTTTTTTATTGTTCCATCTTGATTATAATAAACACTCATGCTACACCACCAATACAATGCAACCAGTATCAACTGATGTCGGAATTGTGCTTTGCACTTTTATTGCTCTAAATTCATACTCACTTGATGAAGTAGTTTTACTACTTCGCCCTGTTCCACCTCTTGCTACACCTAAAGTTCCACTTGTAATATCTGATGCATTATGCTTATGACTTGCTGGAGTTAAGTTTTGCAATGCTGTATAAACTCCACCTGATGTAACCATTTTAGTTGAGTTTTGAGTTGGTGTAGTGTCAACCGATGAATTTCCTGTTCCACCATTAGCTACAGGAATAACTGATGACCCACCACCACCTAAAACTTGAGCGAGTGTAACTGCATGCGGATTATTTTTATTTGCTGTATGAGTTCCAATTTTACTATCTACTGCTGATTCAAGTATAGCAGTCGCATTTGCTATGGCAGTCCTTAACTCGTTAAGTGCAGCATTAAGTTCGATGTCAACATTATCAACTGTGTTCTTTAATGTTTCATCAATTAAATCCATGTTGTCATTTTCATTTTGTATATCATAGGCATCATCTGCATCAGGCTTTTTAAATCTATAATTGTTCGTATACTTCATTATTCATCACCTCCAAAGTAATGCTCTCTCATATACCCGTGAGTCATTGTTCGTAGCTCTCCATAGGTGTATTTTGTGAACATTTTATATTGATTGTAAATTACTATTAAATCAAGAATGATGTTGCAGGGTATCATCCCCTCAATGTGCTCTTTCAAGTATTCTATTTTGTCAAAGTTCTGCACAAATAAAATTATCTGCAAATGATACTCATTGTAATTCATCTCCATAGAAAAGTTATTATTTCCAAGCAAACTTATAATTTTTCTTTCTAAATTCCTAATAGTGTAAGGTAGAGTATTGTTTGCCTTTGTAATAATATAGAGCCTTCGCATTTCAAGTGCCAATTGCTCATTTCCCTCAATTCCCATTATTTTTTCCATTCGGTTACAACCATACTCATCAAGTAAGCTCAAATAATGATTGTTAGAAATTGAAGCCATATCCGACTTAACACTTGAAATGGTCGGATTAACTGCTTTGTCTAACTCGTTATACTCTTTTATTCCTTTCATTTCATTTGGAATGTATTTTATATAATCCATACTTTAAATCTCCACAATCGCTGACAGCACTGGTATTTCATCTTGCGATAATTCTATGTTTCTTGCCTTTCCATTTAGCTGACAACTACTAACATCTATTACCCCATCAACATCGAGTAAAACAGTAGTAACCTGTGCCACACGAATGGTTATGTAATCACTACTTGCCCAGTTCTTGTTTAAGCTCTTAAAATAATTATTTATTGCTATCATTAAGTTTTGTTTAATTGATTCAAATGTGTATCCACTATCAAGCACTAATCTACAACCAACGACTATGTTGTAAGCTGACACACCAGCAATGGTAACTTTATGACCTATTGGTGCATATCCATCACCATTGCCATCTATATTAGGGTCTATTTCATTTTGTATTGTATTAATTAAAGTACTTGATGGCACTTCAAAATTACTATTTAAAACTATGATTTTAACAGTTCCGCCACCATTCCAAAGCGGATACACTTTACAACCACCAACACCATTAAATGAATTTATTTTATCTATATAATCAGATTTATTTCCGCCAAATGACTTTTTATTAAATGTTTCAAAATACCTACTTCTAAATGACTCTATTTCTTCATCATCTTCAGCAGGTATGGTTATTTCAGTAAGGTATGCATAGTTTAAGTTCCTAATAAAAGTGATAGCAGTTAATTTTCCAATTACTGTATTTACTTCAGTTCCAGTCTGCTCACTTGTCATTTTGTAGTAAAAATACCCATCTTGCTTTCCTGTTATCTGCTCTCCACTTATAAATGAATAAGTGTTTATTGAAAACTTGCTACCAACTGGTATCTCTACATCAAACTTGCCAATTCCAACTGCATGAGTAGCCTGATTTGGTATTATCCCTCTATCAAGAGCTAATTTTTTTAAGTGCTCATAGTCAGCAGTATCAGCAAATCCATTCTTTTCATCTTGCTCCAATTGTAAATATAAAAGTGCTAACTCCATCGCAAATGGTGCGAGTGCTGTATAAATAAAAGAGCCTTCCATTGTGGAACACTCTTTCACTCGCCTGCACATATCATCTAAAATTTTCTCAAATGTTTTATCACTATATTTTGACATAAATATCTCCATACTTTGTGTTGACTGTACAACTAATATTCAGTTTTTCTTCCTGTTTGTTAACTGCCACATCTTCAACCGATTTGATGTGTGGATTTATTAAAAGTGCATCTTCAATAAATCGCTTTGTTTCTGATTGCAAATATTCCTCATCATCAAATGATTTTCCTATTAATGTTTCAAGCTCTGACCCATATTTCCAAGAATAAATAGGATACCTGTATCTTGCTATCCTAAGTGCGAAGTAAATCCAGCCTTTTAAGGCGGATACCCCCTCTACAACTTGTCCAGTAAATGTTCCAGTAGTTTCATCAAAATAAAAGTCTTTATATTTCTTTTCTTCTATTATTATAGGCTCTTTTGTTTCTGCCACTATGCTTGGTAAGTATCCCATAATCCCCTCCAAGTGTATTTCTTTTGCGATATTATTATATTGTTATTATTTTGCCGAGAACTAAGAACTCCCCTTTGTCAAGCTTATACACCGCAACCTTA